CCTTTTGGTTTCCAACTTTTTAAATCTATTTCAATTACATTGTCATATTTTTTGATATGGTATCTAAAATCATTTTTAGAATATCGTTGTTTATGTTCTTCGTTCATTACAGTATCAATAAATATTTTACCGTGTTGTTCTATTGTTTTTAAAAATGCAGATAACATTGTTCCTAATTGTATTGCAGGGCTATCTAATAAACTTTCATCTAGGTGTTCGTTATCTTGTGGTTTTTCAAACATAGAAAAAGTTAGTCTGGGTTGTCCGTCTTTATTTCGAACATCTGTTAAAACTAATATTACTTGCATAATTTTTTTCTTTCTTTTAATTTTGAATACCAAGCATCAGCTACGTGGTATAAAGTTGACGGCTTTGAAGCGTTGCTTTTAATTGCATTACAACTATGGCAAATAATCCAAATGTTATCTAACTCATAACCTTTACGACTATCTAATCGATCAACTGTTGGTGAATTTTTTTGATGACCTTGAGGTACTAATTTTTGATTACAACATGGACAAAAGGCAGGTGCTTTAGCTATAAGTTGATCTATGGTTAAGCCACAATCGTGACCTTTTCGAATTCTTTGATTACATAAAGCATTTGATGCCCACTTACGCCATTTAGGGTTAATGGGTTTCTGCCCAGTTTTTTCCGACTTTGTATTCTGCTGCAAGGGGTACTCGGAGTTTGAGTTGTTCTCCTGCTTCTTGAATAGATTTAACTGCAATTTGACCTACTTCTTCTGCCAACTCTTTATTAGTTTCTATTTGAAATTCGTCATGTATATTAGCCACAACAAATGCGTCTTTGTCTTTTAATTTTTCCCAAAGAATAACTAAAGCTGTTTTCATAACTATTGCTGCACAACTTTGAATTAAACTATTGAGAGCTGCGTGTCCTGATCGTATTGTTAATATTCTTTTATCGATAGCTCGTATTTCACCACCGTCTTCTAATCTTGAAAGTAAATCATTTTTTATTTCTTTTAAAAAAGGTAATTGTTCATAAAACTTTTCTAATACTTGTTTACCCTCATGTAATGGTACTTTAAGTATTTGTGCTAACCTACGATATGAACAACCATAAAGAATGGCATAGAGCATTGTCTTCGCCAGTTGTCTATCGTTTAAATTAACTGCTTTCATATTGTAAGTATGAATATCGCCATTTAAAATTAAATCTGTATATTCTTTACCACCTTTATAATTACTTATATAATGGGCTAAACATTTAGCTTCAATTCCTGAAGCATCAGCTCCAACTAAAACTTTGTCGACTGAAGGCACAAACAGTTCTCGACATTCTTTTCCATAAAAACTGTGTATACTAGGCACTTGTTGTAAGTTCGGGCTACGGGCACTCATTCGTCCCGTAATTACATTAGTTACATAAAAAGTATGTACTCGACCTTTTTTAACTACCTTTAACCAAGCGTGTTTACCGTCAGCTAACATACCTAATCTTTTTTCTAAACTTAAATATTCAGCTAATAGTTTTGCTTCTGGGTAATCTAATTTGTTTAAAGTATCTTCATCTACCATAGGCTGCCCTGTGGGAGTAAACTTATCTGGTTTCCAATTACGTAAAGTTATTAGTCTATTTGCAATATGTTGTCGAGAAGATGGGTTAAATGCAACCTGTTTAGTTTTCTTTACAGGTACACCTTTCTTATAACCGTATTTTGTCGAGTTAACTTTAGGGGTAAACATACCTAAATCAACTGTCCAAGTACCAAACACATCTTCTAACTGTTTTTTTAATTCTGTTGATCGCTTTAACATTTTACCATGTAAAGCAAATCCTTTTTTTTCATCAAACGCAAAACCTTTTCGTTCTTGTTCATTTAAAATAAATGCAACTTGATGTTCTAAATTTATTGAATGTTGTCCAAACTTTTTATCAATTAATTTATTGTAAAGTTTGTGTGTAATTTTTGTATCTTGAATACAATATTCTAACATTTCTTCAGAGAAAGACGACCAATCGTTGGCTTTATTGAAATCGCCTTTCTCTATTTGTAAACGATAACCCCAACTTTCGAGATTATGTTTACCAACCAAATGGTTTAAGATACGTCCTTTCGTTAATAACTTAATATCTAGCTCTTTGATATCTGGGTAGATAAGGCGACTTAAAACTAAAGTGTCGTGCACTAATTCCTTTTTATGGGAATAGCCATAAAGTTTTTCAAGCACAGGGAGGTCATACTTGATACCGTTATGGGCGACTATTAAGTTATTACTCATCATATCTAGTCCATTTGGTATTCGGTCACCAACAAAGGTATGTATTTTACCTTCTTGGTTAATAACTAAACAATGGACTTTAGTAGGTTCTAGTCCATCTGTTTCAATGTCAAAAATTAATGGTGCTGTCATGTTCAATTAATCTACCTTTCTCGTTATCGTATTTCAGTTGACACGCAACCCCAGTTATTCCTGCAAATCTATTTTTTAAAATTCTACATACAGTTTGGTTTTCTTGTTCTGCTGATACATTTCTTTCTACTCCAATAACAACATCTGAAAGTTGTCCAATACTTGCTGAACCTCTTAATTGTCCTAATGAAGTTTTAAGACCGTCAGTATGATCTTTGTTTCCCTCTGGTCTTTTTAAATGTGAAACAATAATTACACCTATGTCTAATGCTTGAGTTAACGATCTTAATTTAGTCATTAACACATCAATAGTTTTTCTTTCATCATTAGTTTCTAGTCCACTAACAATAATAGAAATATGATCTATAATTAAATATTCTATATCTAATGCTTTTGCAAAGTATCTTATTTTATTTAAGATTGTATCTTCTTGAATTGAACCCCAATGGTCGTACATAAAAACATTACCACCACCTACAGTTTCATCAAAACTTTTTTTAAGCTGACTATCACTAATACCTTCTCGATCTATATGTATTGGTTTATTTAGATACAAACTCATAAGACCTTCACAAGTTCGTTTAACACTTTCTTCTAAACTTATAATACCAACTTTAACATCTTCTTTAATTAATTTATATGCAATCTCTTTTGTTAATAATGATTTACCAATACCAGACCCACCAGTAACAGTTACAATTTCTTTTTTTCTTATTCCAAATAGTTTTCTATTAAGTCCCTCATAAGGGTAGAATACTTTTGCTTTTTCATCTGCAACTTTAACTACGTCCCAAAGTTCTTCTCCTGCTACTACTCCGTCAGGTCTATATGTTTTTGCTTCCCACATAGCTTTAACAACTTCTTCTTGTCTATTAGCTACAAGCATTACATTAACATCTTTTAAGGGTAGTGTTGCTATTTTACATTTACCTACTGTAAATAGTTCTGCAACTTTTTGAGCTGCATCAAAGCCATACTTATCTTGATCGAAAAAAATCACAACAGTTTGAAAACTCTCTAAATACTCTAATTGATTTTTAATAGATTTAACTGCTCCATTAACACCGTTAGGTATTCCTACTGTTGCATATTTATGATTAAATATTTGAGAGAGTGAAATAGTGTCAATTTCTCCTTCGCAAACACAGCAAATTCGACCTCCACTATTCCACTTCTCTTGACCATATAAGAGGGCTTCTTTTATAGTTCCTAAAGTTCTAAAGTTTTTATCTTTATCTCTAATTTTTTGAAAGACAGGTTGTTTGTCTTTGTTGTAGTATGTTGCTACTTGGACTTTTTGTCCTTTGTCTTCTGCGATTTGGTAATTCCAGAAAGTCGTACTTTCAAGTGTGATATTACGTTTCGGCAAAGACTTACACTCTCCTTTAATAAGGGTATTATTTGTTTGCATATTAATTTTTGTAGTAGGTTGATTAGTTTTATCTGCAGACCCATAAGTGTTGCAACTAAAGCAAAAAGTATGCCCATCATCATATAAGGAATTTGCATCAGACGACCCACAAGATTTACAAGGTAAGTGAGCAATAAACGTACTTTCATTTAACTCCGTTTCTGGTTTCATAATTATTTACCAAACCAATTAGATATATCTTTGTAATTAAAATACATTCTCCAACACCAACTTCTTAACATTGAGATACCAGTAAAAATTAAAGCAAGATGTATGCTATTTAAAATAGTTACTTCATATCCAAAAAAAGGAAAAACAATAATTTGAGTTAAGATTGCTAAAAGAAAACCAGACCCTATGTCAATCAAAGTTTCTATTCCTGTCTTCTTAACTACTGTTTCAAATTCTATTTCTCTTTTCATACTTTTGTTCCAAACACGGTTGTTTCTTTTTCTGGTTGGTTAGTGTCATAACTTAATTTTATTCCTTTAGGTTGTAAGGACGTTAATTGAGTTTGTAACTCTCCATTTAATTTTTTATGTCCTTGATTTATTTCTTCTAAATTTAAATTAGCTTTATATAAATCAGTACATCTTGTACTTAATTGTGTAATTTTACTTCTTAACACAGCGATCATTTGTGTTTGATCTGAAATAAGCGTTGACGCTTTTGTTAAAGCTGACGCTATACTTTTTTGTTCGTTAGTTATTGCAACTTCATTTTCTAATGTTTTATCGTTTTCTTTATCTCCCATAGCCACTCCTCTGGTATTAATTTATCTGCATATTGAAAACCGTTTTTAGTACACCAATCTGCATATGTTGTTTTTGATTTTTTATAAATTTTGTTTTTCGAATTACCGAAGACAAATCTAATGTCTAATTTAGGGTGTTGTTGTTTAACAAGAATATGTTTCATTCTATCTTCTCGTTTCAAGTAACCTTTAATTTCAATAATAAGTCCATTATCTAATTCTAAATCAGGCGTATACTTATGTTCTTTAGAGGGCTTGAAGTAATGCACTACGCACTTCTCATATTTAAAACCAACTTTTCTTTTAGTTAGGTTTTCAATAACAGACACTTCAAGCCCACTTCTAAATTTAGAAGTCGCTTTCTTCTTCTTGCGATGCTTCCACATTTTGATTTGCAGGTTTCATTTCGAAACCGTCTTCTTGTGAAAAACCAAATTGTTCTTCTGCGTTTTCCCCATTTCCTTTACCCTCAACCAACTCAATGATTTGGACTGCCTTTAATCTTAAAGTACAACCTGCACCAAGCATGTTAGTGAAGTAAGGGACACATTGAAAAGCGACCTTCATTTTTGTACCACTATAGACAGACAATGTTTGTGTAATTGGTATGCCTTTAGCGTCAAATACCTTTGGGCGTTGCTCAAAGTCAGTTCCACTTTTCGTATTTACTTTTGCTTTTAATTTAAAAGTAAACTCAACCGAACCATCTTTTAACGATTTGTACGGTTTATGGGGAGATAACTTACCTTTATTTTTACTCGATGCTTCCGATATTGCTTCTTCTACTAAATCAACAATCGGTTTAGCTTGTATTTTAGGTAAAGTTAGTTTCGTTCGATACAATCCGTTATGATCGAATTTTGTATCTGGCGAAAACAAATAAGGATAATTTGCAATACCCTCACTTGTCGTATGCGTTTTTAACTTAATTGTTTTTTGCATATGTAGTACCTCCATGTGTACACCTTAACTCGTTATCCTTGATTACTTTTTTTTTATAAAAATATGTTTTAAAATACTTGTTGTTGGGTCAAGTTTTTTAGTACAAGATAATAAAATAACACTTAACAATAGTATTAAAATAATTATAATTATTCTTTTTAAAGTTTTATGCTTTATTGGTTTACCGTATATAATCATTTACAAATACAACCCATTAAATCTCCACTACCATCATTCATTACATGAACATTAAAAGGTGCTTCATAATAAGTTGTTAAATGTAATCTTAATATATCGCAAAGATCAAAACAATCTATTTCACTTAATAATTCTATACCTTTTGTCATTTCTTTTGTCACTTCGACTAGGTGGTACAGACCATCGTTTAATAATATTAAATCCATATATTTTTTCTAGTTCACAATCAGCACAATGATTTATGTCTTTACTAATTTTTATAACTGCATCTTTTGTTTTGCATTTATTACACTTCAACATTTTTCCATTCCCAAAATTTATTTTGGTAATCTAAAACAACTCCTTTAGATAACTGTCCAACTTTTTCTGGGTAAACATATCCAAACACATCAGTATCAATTTCTTTATAATGATAACCTGCACCACATTCGATCATGTTTGTACGTTTTAATGTTTCTTCATTGACTTCATAGAGTTCACCTTTTACTGCAAACCCACCATTTTCTTTTTCATAAATATATGGAAACGAATTTCCACCTGCCGATGTCATTACAAATTTTTTAGAAAATGTAATATAATTTCTATCTATTAATTTACTGCCCTCTAACGCTTTGTGTAGAGCACCGTCAGATTTTAAAGTTCCATACACTAATAACTTTGTCATTTGTTCCTTTCTTTTTGTTAAGATATAATTAGCATTTAGCTAAAAAAATATCTACTATTTTTAACTGAAGTAATGTCTAAACTTCCACGTTTAGGTGGTGGTTTTATTTTACTTTGTAAATCTTCAGGTAACTGGTCGAGAAACTCTTTGTATAAGAGCTCCAGATAATCACCAGAAAATAAGTCGACCACAACTTGACGTATTATGCGATGTAAATCATCAATACGATTAGGTGTTGTAGCAAATGAATCGTGTATCATCATAAGATTAGGAATTGGTTTAGTGTCCATTTTACAATACAAAGCTGTGGCACAAGCAATCGCACCATCTAAACTATGAACAATGTTAGGACTAGCTGCAGAAGCCATTTTTCGAGTATCTTTTCTATCCATTTGTCGTCTTAATGTTGTGTAAACCATTGACCCTGCGATACTTGTTTTAACTTTAAATTTATTTAAGTATCTGTAATCTTGCATTACGGGAAACCCTATGGGTGTTGTCCATTTCATTGGTAAGTTTGCTCGGCTAAATACTTTAGCTGTTTCTTGAAACCATTTCATTAAATTACTAGCTAATCTAATTTCATTTTCTAAATGTTTCCAAACTATATTAGCTAACCATTTACAATCAGCAAAACCGTCATCTTCTAAACATTTAGGTTTATGTCCTAGTTCAACTTGTTTTTTATATTCATCATAAATTTGTTGCCTAGCACCGTAGGGTTTTAAACCATATACATAAGTCATAATATTTCTCTTGACTATTGATCGAGAAATACCATACTGAAGCCACCTGTTAGCTACACGAGCACCAGCTCCAGCAGCTTCTTTTACCTCTTTCTCGACCTTAACAGCTACAGTTGTATATACATCTTGAGGTTTGTCAGATGGAGAAACATTCACCTTTCTGGCAGTATCTTCGTCCTTCATTAAAATTGATAAAATTTGTAAACCAGAACAAGTAGCATCTACGCTAACAGGAAGGTTGCACTCGTACTCGACCCCTTGTTCTAAATAACCTTTGACATGATGACATGCTTGTAGAAACTCCATTGGTTTATCAGCATCGTTCCACCCCAAGTTCGAAAACGGATCGGAAGCCCAACTAATTATTTCTCGTTCCATACTTTTAATAAAATCAACCCTTTCATCATAAGTAATTTTATCATTACCATACGTGTTGGCAGCGTGTACGTACAACCAGTAAGCTCCAGAGCTGCCCAACTTCTCGCCATTAGAAAAGCATATAATGGACTTTATTTTCTGATCTGACTGGTAGTTATATGTAGTTCCAACGCTGTAGACCCTACCCCTAGTGTCTACGTTTTTAACAAAATGAAACTTTTTAAAATCTTTGTACTCATTAGCAATATCTCTTGCAGTAGAAGTATTAACAACTTTAGATACTCTTGCAATCTCATCTGCATATACTCTACTTAAATCTCTTTTATATTTACGTAATAGATTTCGTCCTTGCTCACTATCATCGTCTATTCTAGGGTCACGATAAACGCCTTTTGGCTTACCTCTCTCATCGAGTAATCGTTCACGGGAAGGGAAGTTCCCGATGGTAAGATTATTATCCCAAATATGATTAAATATAGGCAACATATTTTGGTCTGTTGCAAATTCAACTCCTTGTAAATAATTAATAGCACCGTAAAAATCTTGTAAGTCTTTATCCTTTAGACTAGCCAAGTATTGATAATCTTCTGTTTTAACTAAAGGGGATTTTGATAAGTATTCATTGATATAACCACCTGAAAATGCTGACGACCAATCGTTTGGTTTTACAATCATGGGTTTATGGTAGGGTGTAAGTACAGAACATTTAAAATTACCCTCATCAATCTTTTCTTGTATTATGGGTGTAAGTGTTAAATAGTTTTGTGTATTGTTTTTTCTAATCTTAATTGTTTTTCTTTCAATTAAATCTGTATGTGAAATGGTTAAACTAATAAGCTGTTGACCAACTAAAACAGTTTTAGCTATATTCCATTTTTCAATTTGTATTTTAAATTTATCCAAAGTATGTGAGAATACTTTTTTTCGATGCTCGATATTGGTAGTTCTCGTCATCAAATCTCTTAAAATTCTATTATGTAGGAAAGGTTTATCTTTTTTAAAAATTAAACTCTGTTCTTCAAGTTCAATCATCTTACCAATAGACACAGAAATTTGTA